AGCTGCCCAGACATACAGCCGCAAAAAGAGCGGTGAACTGCGCAGAGTGATCCAGACCGGATTCGTGGAAGGCGCAACAGTACAGGATTTGACCAGCCAGGTTCAGCGAGTTGCAAAAAGACAGCGGGCGCAGGCAGAGGCGCTGGTTCGGACATCAATCAACCATATTTCATCCGAGGCCCGGCGTGAAACGCATCTGGCGAACGCCGACATATTGAAGGGCGAGGAATTTGTCGCTGTATTGGATAACCGAACGACAATCGGCTGCGCTGCGCTTGATGGCAAGATTTTCCCATTCAATCGTGGCCCGCAAACGCCGAGGCACTGGAACTGCCGATCTGTACGGGTTCCAGCTTTGGATGATCGCTTCCAAGAAGGCGGGCTGGTTGGAACCAGGGCCAGCAAGGGATCGGACTTCACCGGCCAGGTATCGGCGAAGCGAACCTATGGCGGGTGGCTAAAAGATCAAAGCGCGACATTTCAGGATGAAGTTCTGGGATCGGATCGCGGAAAATTATTCAGGCAGGGCGGTTTGAGCATCGAGAGTTTTTCCGATGATATGGGCCGACAGTATTCCCTGGATGAGTTGAGATTGCTTGAGCCGGTAGCGTTTGAGCGCGCTGGTATATGAATCTCAACAATTTTGATACAATTCACAGAATGCTGCGGGGCAGCTAAACAGTACGGGGTACTAACATGATTGAATATCAAGTGGATAGCATCGAGGATCTGGATGAATCCGTCCAGGGACTTTATGAGCAAAACGGCGACAAGTTTGTATTGAAAGTCACCGGGATGCCACAGCCAGAGGACACAACAGGGCTGAAAAACAAAGTAGAACAGTTGATGGATGAAGCGAAGGAAGCAAAGCGCAAAGCCAAGCAACTGGAGGAAATGAAAGCCCAGCAGGAAGAAGATATCGCCAAAGAAAAAGGCGAGTTCAAAACTCTTTGGGAGCAAGCGCAGAGCAGACTTGCCGAAAAAGACAATGAACTGAAAGAATTTACTGCTAAAATACAGCAAAAGGATATCGACGCCGCATCTGCGCAGATTGGTGCGCGGCTTGCAAAGTCTGATGCCAAGCGAGCCGAGGTTTTGAGCGACTATGCTTCAAAATATGCTCGGCATGACGGTGAGCGTGTACAATTTTTAATCGGCGGCATGGAAGTTGATTCTGCCGCTTTAATGGATCACTTGAAGAAAGAATTTCCATTCTTAGTGGACGGCTCAAGTGCTACCGGGGGTGGCGCATCGAGTTCATCAAGCAGCGGGGCTGCGAAACAAATCAGCCGAGCCGAATTTGACCGGATGACTCCAGATCGGAAAATGTCATTTATCAAAGACGGCGGGGCAATTGAAGATTAATCCCGACAAGGTAATTTCATCATGGCTAATACTCTGACAAACTTAACACCAGATTTATACGAGGCTCTCGATACAGTCTCGCGTGAACTGGTTGGCTTGATCCCTGCTGTGACTCTGAACGCATCTGCTGAAAGAGCCGCAAAGGGCCAAACTATCCGCAGCGCGGTTGCTCCAGCAGCATCTGCCGCAGATATCACTCCAGCGCAGAAAGCGCCCGATACTGGCGACCAGACCATCGGCAACAAGACTCTGAGCATCAGCAAGTCTCGCGGTGTGGCTATTCGCTACAACGGCGAAGAGCAGCGCGGTCTGAACGCAAATGGCCCTGGCTACCAGAATGTCCTGCGTGACCAGTTCGCTCAAGGCATGCGTACTCTTTGCAACGAAGTCGAAGCCGACATCGCTGCCCTGTACTCCAGTGCATCTCGCGCATACGGTACTGCTGGAACTACTCCATTCGGTACTGCTGGCGATTTCACCGATGCTTCTTTTGCTCTGGAAATCCTGAAAGACAACGGCGCTCCGCTGACCAACAACCAGCTGGTCGTTAGTTCAGCTGCCGGAGCCAACATGCTTGGCAAGCAAAGCCGTGTTGACGTACAGGGAAATGATTCTCTGCTGCGCCAGGGCGTAATGCTTTCAACTGCTGGCATGGATATCCGCGAATCAGCGCAGATCAACTCACACACCAAAGGTGATGCGGCTTCTGCGACTACTGACGCAGCTGGATACGCTGTTGGCGATACTGTTATCACTCTGGCTTCTGCTGGTACTGGTGCAATCCTGGCTGGTGATGTGATCACTTTCGCTGGCGATGACAACAAGTATCTGGTGACTTCTGGTGACGGCGATGTTTCTGGTGGTGGAACCATCACTATTGCCGAGCCTGGTCTGAAAGTTGCCATTTCTGGAGCAACTGCCATCACTGTTGGCAATGATTTCGCCGCAAACATGGCTTTCAACCGATCTGCTATTGTTCTGGTTACCCGCGCACCAGCGCGACCAGAGGAAGGCGACCTGGCTGAAGATGTCATGCTGATGACTGATCCCCGATCTGGCATCACTTTTGAAGTGAGCATGTATAAAGAATATCGACAGGTTCACTTTGAAGTCGCACTGGCATGGGGCGTTTCTGCCATCAAGCCAGAGCACATGGCTGTACTTCTGGGCTAAATTGTCTGAAATGGAAACGCGGGTGGCGCTTGCTGCCCGCTTTCCTATTTGGTGAGCAAATATGGCGACTCTCATTGTCGAAGATGGATCAATCGTATCCGGTGCAAACACTTATGTGACTGTCGCTGAATTCACGCAGTTCTGTAGTGATAGAAATATCACCATAGTGGACACTTACGGCGAAGAATCCGAATTGCTTATCCTGGCGATGGATTATTTTGAGCAGCAGCCATTCAAGGGCATCAAGTTCATTGAAACGCAGTCGCTGCAATTTCCGCGCTCTGACTTCTGGCTCGATGGCTATCTGACTGACTCAGACGCTATTCCGCAGCTGGTCAAGGATGCGCAGATCACAATCGCAATCTCAATTATGCAAGGGAATGACCCACTATCGACTCTGGATCGCTCTGTGAAGCGAGAGGTGATCGATGTGCTGGAAATCGAATACATGGACAACGCTGGGCCATCGGTAATTATCCGCAGCATAGGCAATATCATGCGGAAGTTGGTCACCAGCAGCACAATGGGCAGCAATTTCAGAACTATCAGGGCATAGATCATGGCGATCAACTACACTGCTCTGCAAACTCATGCCGAGAATCTGCTGCGAGACAATGGTCAAAGCATCACATTCAGCTATACCAGCGGCGCTGTTATAGATCCCGCCACAGGCACTGTGAGCGATTCTGGAAGCACAGAAACGGTCACGGGATACGGAATAGCCACAAACTTTCAAAAGGCTGAGATCGACGGAGAGACAGTCCTGGCTTCTGATCTCAGGCTGATTGCGAATAACGTGGCAACCGAGCCAGAGCCGGATTGGACTGTTGTGGTCAACAGCAAAACCTGGCGCGTGATGAGTGTTCAGCCAATTAACCCGGCAGGGACAAATATTATTTATATTTGCCAGTTGAGAATATGAGCGCAGCAGAAAAAGACATAAATACGGCACTTTCGGTGCGATTGAAGGCATTCCAGACTGCTGGAGAGCCGCCGATAGCGTATGAAAACACGCCGTATGAGCCAACAGAAGGCACTTTGTACTTGCAGGAAGCATTTCTGCCGAATATCAAGGCAATTGTCGGCGTTTCGCATACCAGTTCAGATGATTACGAAGGAATTTATCAGATAACTGTGGCCGATGGCCGTGGTGATCGCAGATTCGACGCTCAAGAGCAGGCCAGGCTGTTATCTTTACACTTTCCGCGTGGCGCAGAATATACATACAACGGGGTGACTGTGAAAATTGTCCAGACTCGCGTCAATGGCGCGGTGATCGAGGATAATTGGTACAATGTCCCGGTTACTGTTGAATGGCGGGCTTTTGCGTGAGTTTTGAATCTGATTGGCAGAAGATATCGCAGAAACTAGACAGAGTTCTCAGTGAAGGTATCCGGGCGACTTTGTTTGAAGTTGGGACTGCCATAATCAAGGAAACGCCGGTCGATACTGGTCGAGCCAGAGGAAACTGGCAAGCGAGCGTGAACTCTGCTGCTGGCAGCGAACTGAGCCGAACTAGCGAAGGCGCGGCGATTGTTCAGTTGAGCCAGGAAGCAAGTGCGGCGATTGGTAACACATTTTTTTTCACGAACAACGTGCCATATATCCGAAGGCTGGAATATGGCTATTCTGAGCAGGCTCCACAAGGCATGGTCAGGCGCAATTTACAAAATTTTAACCGGCTGCTTGCCAAGAATTTGAAAGCTGCCGCAAAGTAATTGATTCAACAGGAGCTATATCATGGCTATTCAAACATCCGCAGGTACTACGCTCGGCATGTCAGTAAGTCTGCCGACTACTTTCGACGATGATGGCGCAACTGGCTATCCATCGCTTTCATTCACAACTGTAGGCGAGATCACTGAGATCCCTGCTTTCGGTTCTGTTTACAACTTGATCACTCACAATCCGCTTGGCGAGCGCCGTGTCACAAAGCGCAAGGGTTCCATCAACGATGGCACTCTGACTCTGACTTTTGCAGCAGACGCTTCTGATACTGGCCAGGCAGCACTGAAAACTGCTCACACCAGCGATTCTGAGATTGCAGTTGCTATCACATACCCAGATGGCGAGGATGATTACTTCACCGCTCTGGTTATGTCTTATCAAATCAACGCTGGCGGCTCAGACAGCATCAAGCAAGACACTGTGACGCTTGAACTGACTCGCGCACCAGTAAACGTGGCCGCTTAATAAAAAAGGTAAATAATTCATGGATTTGGCAAACATTGATCTGCAAGCTGCCGCAGAGAACGGCATCGACGTAAAACTACAGCATCCCGCAACCGGAGACTATCTGGTCGATGATAACGGGGAACACTTGGTAATTACTGTTCTGGGTAAAGATAGCGAAACCTGGCAGACCGCTGCGAAGCGGATCAACACCAAAAACGCGAATCGATACAAGGGCAAGAATGTACCAAACAGTGCGCTGGAAAATGCGTTGTATGAAATACTCAGCGAATGCACGGTAAAGTGGACTAAAAACATTGAGTTCGACGGCGAGGCACTGAAGTGCAGCAAAGAGAACGCGCAGATGTTATATGAGAAGCGGAACTGGATTGCAGAGCAATTGGTCGAGGCTGCGGGGGATCGCGCCAGCTATTTTTTGAAATAACTGCGCTGCTGGAACTATATGTCCGGCAGTGGGCCTGGCTAAATACCAGAGCCAAAGACCAGCCAAATCCGAGAATTGAGTATCTTGAAAGCGACTCGATAAGCGAACGGTTCCCAGATGTGGAGCCGTTTGCCTATTTAATCGAATTGCTCAGTCGCCTGGGAGTAGCCATCAACAATGGTTCAGGCGTCCAGAGCATTACATGGCAAGAAATGGATGCGTTCGTACAGCGCACCAGAATGCCCATTACAGCATGGGAAGCTGAGACACTGAAGCGGCTTTCCGCTGTATATGCGGGTTCTGTGGTAAAATACGACAATCAAGACGCACCAGCGCCATACCGCAATGCCAAAGAGAATCAGCGCATTGCTACATCGATGAAATCCGCACTGCGGCAAGTTGTGATAAAGGATAAGCATGGATCTGGCAACGATACAAATCAAAGTTGATACTCGCGAAGTCAA